CTGCACCATATACTTGGAATAAAATGCCAAAGGATATGAAAGAGTTAGAAGAACAAATGGATAAAAGCCGAAAGGGCTATATTCAGGCTTGTTACAAGTATAATGTGTGTTTTTTACATCCAAAATTTCGATTAGGATGGTGTGATGGAAAATGTCCGGTACAGAAAATTGTGGATAAGAAAGGAGTTTTTAAATGGAAACATTTGGAAACGGCTTGGATTATTATTGATCATGAGATCACTGGTATGACTGATGAGGACGATGACTATGAAGATGAAGAGGGGGATGAAGAAGAAGATGAGGAGGAAGATGATGAGTCTGACTCTGAAGATTTTTTTGATCCAAAAACGAAGAAATGGGAAAAAGAAAAGAAATCCCCCCCATCTTATGTTAAGAAAGAAGATCCCAAAGGCAAAGAGCCAGATGTTAAAGAAGATAGTCAAGACATATATGACAATGAAGAACCAATGGCACCCTTATTTGATACAATAAATGATGAAGTGGCGGCGGCAGAAAAAATAACTGATAAAATTAAATCAGTGTCTGGTCCGGAAGTTGAAGTAGAAAATGCTAATAAGGACGCAAAGGCAAATGTACCCCCTTCGAAAGGAAATGGAATGGGAAATGGTGGACCCCTTCCTGAAGTAGTTGATGAACCACCACCATTAGGACCTATATCCCCTTATTGTTATATTTGTAGAAACGATTGGATACGAGCGAATATAGATAAGATTCCTAATTATGATAAATGCTTAGAAGCCTGGGACGGGAAATGCTTATGTAAAGTTAAAGGACGACCCCGTACACCAGAGGATGAGAAGCGTGATAAATATACATTTAATTTCTTCTCGAGAGGTTTCTATAAACAGATTCATAAAGAGTTTACCAATACGGTCACGGATGAGACGTGGAAGTTAGCAGTTGGAAGTATGATTTTTATAGTTGCAGCGTTTTTTATGCCGTGGTTGTTAGGAATATACTGTTTGTGGGTTGGAATTTATGGAATGTGGATAGCATTGAAAGATATGTGGAGGACTTCATTTGATGGAGTCGTTTCCAGAGCAGTGGAAGTAGCTGCTGAAAGAGTGCAGGAGACAGCACCGTATAAAGTTGTACAAGAAGTTCGACAAAAAGTAATGGATCCGATGGGAATGGGAACGATGAGAGAGTCGGCACAAAACTTAGTTTTTGGCGTCTTTTCCACGTTGTCTGTTACCACCGTGGGCGTTATAATATATACTACTTACAATTTTATAAAGAAGAAGAAGAAGAAAATTTTAGAAGGTAAAACTCCTGTGGATTTAGCACCGGACTATTTTAAAGCGATAATGCTGACACTTGGCACCATTGGTGTTGCAGCGAGCATTATGATTAAATTAGACTCGTTCATCCGTGTCTGTAAAAACATATCGGGATATATGAAATTTTTTACGGAACGAGATACGAAAAAGGTAGCGCGGCAAGGAACGGTGACTCAAGTTCGATTTACTTTATCAGATGTTTGCAGGCGGGTAGCAGTGGGAGAAATAAAATGTTCCCCCTCTGTCCGACAAGCCTTATTGGCCTCCAAATATAATTATTCGGGAGGAGTAGCAATATCTGGTTTGAGTGAACTACGTGATTTAATAGATGAAATTAATGAGAAGGTGAGGAACCGATATCCTACGATTGGATTTGAGGCATCTGGTGGGATGTCAATACCCGATTTTAAAACCCCTATAGGACAAGCGTTACAGAGAGAAATTCTTAGTTGTCCATGTATATCCTCAACAGCGCCAGATTTATGGTTATATATAGCTCAAAATTGGTTGAGGAAAATGGGGACCCAGAAGAAACAAGTATGGGTAAATAAGGTGAGTATAGCTATGAATGGAACGATAGTGGAGGTAAATTTAGATCACCAATCACAGGCTATTCCACATATTGTTGGATTTTTACAGGCTATAAATGATATGCCTGATTTGAGAGATTTTAAATTATTTAAGGTGGAAGATAAAGACACGAAATTTGTAGTATTTGCTGATGAAGAGAAAAGTGCCAGGGAAACCTTGAGGAATTTAGATGAAGATATGTCGTTAATCGGTTTTATGACTTTGATTCGAGATTATATTTTAGAAAATAAATTAGCGATGAGTGGGCTTTTTGTTTGTGTTTTGGCTGTATATCTTGGAATATATTATTATTATAAATCCCAATGGATGAGTAAAAGAGTACAGGAAGGAAAGCCAAAAAATCAGACAAAAGGCGATCATATTGCTGCTGCAAATAATCAGCGAGCAAAAGATGAATGGAATGAGTTGAGAGCTCAACGGCAGGCACTTCGAGACGATCTGCGAGAAATATATCAGAGTAGACGAGCTGATAGATATGATGATTATCATGAAAATGATGAATTCTACGCTGATGAAATAATGCGGTTGAAGGGGGATTTGAGCGAAGTTAAGATAGATATAGAGCGGATATATAATATGGATACTGATGGTGGAATAACAGGACACACTAATCAGAAGAAGAAAAATACTTGGGGAGACCGAGCATTACCAAACTCTATGAAACAACGCAAACAAAAACCTGAAGCGCGCTATGAGGGTGGATTATGTAAAATTGTTGATTGTGGTCGAGAGACAAAAGATAAGAAAATAGAATTGTGTGACCAACATTATCAAAGATTAATTGAGAAGGATACACCTTCGAGTAAATATCAAGCTCTATCCCAGAAGTGTATAGACAATATTCGTCAAATACGGGATGGGGAAATTGATGATTATAAAGCATGTGGAACTCGGTGTTTAGTGAATATAACTAAAACTCTATGTAATGAACACGGAGAGAGAAAACAAGAAGCAAAATTGCCAGATGTCTCAACCACTGCTTTAAAGACTTATAAAACTAAAAAGGGCACCTATGCGGAAGCAGTTGTAAAACCGTCTTTACCGCCAAATGAAATTGGAAAAAAAACTCAAGAGTCTGCTGTTTTAGACCTACAGAATGCCGATTCTGTAGTGAGACAGGTAGAGTGCACTGTCCGGAGACCCATTCTCCCTATTTATATTATAGAAGATGGAAAGTACATGCGAAATGGAGTGACATTTCGTGCAAAACAAGGAGGGATGGCTCCTAAATGGTATACGGCGTACCATGTAACAACTAATGGACAATGTTATGTCCGGGTGGATGGAAATTTTAAAGAAGTTTTTTATACTAAATTGAGTGGAGATTTTGGAGTTTCCGACTGCGATTTACCTTCTATGGGAAGATGTTTTAAGTTAACCGAAAATAATTTATGCCCAGAGGAGGTGCGGATGTACACATTGCGAGTTTCAGATGATATTCCAATGTTAGCAATGTGTTCGGATGGATTTATGCGTGATAATGAGTATAATCACACAACAGATACCTTTGGGGCTCAGTGTGGATCACCGTATGTAGCTAATAACACTGTGTATTATGTGCATGGTGGAACCGATGGTTCGCATAATTATGGATTTTCAGTCCATTTTGCAGCCTTATCGGATTTTTAAGGAGCCCCTCCATTCGGGAGGGGGCATATATAAATAATAGTAAACCACAACGTGACTATAAAGAGTTGAGATATGTGGGACAATTAAATAGACTTTATGTGAATGGGCGAGTTGCAAAAGAATTTTCTTTGAAGAAGAAGCCCAGTTACTTAAAAGAAATTGATAGTGAGCAATGGGAGAAATGGAATAAAAGAATTGAAGATAAGTTTTTTTGGAATGTTCCAACTTCTAAAGCCTTAGATATATCAGAGATGAAAATAGATGAGGTGCGACCATGGCCGAAAATAGATGATTTTAGGAAAGTCGCTAATGCTTACGTTGATAAAGTATTGGAAGTGCCTTTAACACATAAAGAATGGACTGATGAACAGGTGTACCAACATTTGGATTTAGATAAAACACCAGCTTTACCCTGGCGTTTTATGGGTCATCGAACTCGAGAAGATTTTTTTAAATCGGAAGAGTGGATAAATATTAAAGACAATGTTGAAGCGCTTGCTGAAATTGGCCATATATATAAATCTTGTCCAAAAGAAGAGTGGTCTGATATAGCAGATTTTTATGATAATAAAACCAGAACTTTTCTAGTGCCAGGTGCACATGTTCTTTTTTGGCAACTTAAAATATATGGTCAAGGGAACGAAAATTTGAAGAATTGGGTATGGTCGAAATACGGGTTTAATCCATTTTCTGGAAATGTACATCGGATGGCACGAGAAATGTTGCTTGAGGATGAAAATGGAGAAAAACTATACCCTATAATAATATTTTGGGATGTGAGTGGATATGATCGTAAGATATATTTACATTTTGTTGCGGAGCGAAGATATAGATATTGGTTAAAGGCAAACGAACACTCAAAGAATGCCGCTCATGCTAGATGGGTGGCGGATGGATTGAAAACCTCATTGATTGTGTTTCACAATGGGGATATTTGTTATAGAGATCGCGGGAATAATTCTGGGTCCGGAATGACAACAGCAAATAATATTGAAGCGGGGTTTGAAGTTGTGACCGATTTGCTGGTTTGTTCATATCATAGGAAATATGGTGAAATACCGTCTTATGATCTTATATATAAACAGTTAGTTAAACTATATGGTGATGACAATGCCTCGGCATTGATGATTCAATTTGAATATATGCTAGATAGTGCTTTTATCGCAGATCGGCTACTGAATGGTCATGGCTTGAAGTTGAAACTAACTGGAGGAGGAAAGGGAAATCCATTGAGTGAACTCTCTTTTCTAGGATTTAATTTTCATCTTTTTGAAAATCAATGGTGGATTCCCAAGTGGAATTTAGATCGATTGTTGGTCCCACTGATATATTCTAAAGAAAAATTGCGATTAGATATATTTTTACAACGTTTTTATGCAATTTTAATATTATCTTTTGCTCATCCTGAATGGGCAGAAATACGCTCTGTATATGCGAAAGTATTGCAATGGGCTAATGAACATAGCGGAAATCCTTCTGTTAAAGCCCTAATAAAATTGGGGATTCCAACATATACTGAAATGAAATATTTTTATATTGGATTGGAATCGGGGGTGAGTTGGCCCAAATATGCAAGAAAACATATTATGGAGAAAATTGATTCAATTGAAGATGGGAGAACCTTTATCCTATCGAATAATTATAAAGGAAAATTGCAGGAATGGTGTGTGGTGCGAGGCTTATCTATTCCAACCTATATACATACATCTACGGGACCTGCACATTCCCCAACATTTCTCACTACTGCCATGTTTCAGGGTGAGCAATATTCGACCTATACTTCTAACAAGAAGGAAGGCGAGCAAAGAATTGCCTATCAGATTTTATCAGGCATCGCCGCTCTTAACAATGTCAATGAAAGAAATAAAGCATTTAATCAAAATCGTGTATCTGAGTGCAAGACAGGTGAAGAGAAGGGTGAATCCAGAGATTATATGTTCTTCTACAATTTTATGGTTCAATATCGGTCTTATATCGACCTTACACCAGAAGAACGAATTTATCATCCCTTGTCGAATTTGTTTGACTGTGGGGATAAACAAGCTGCAGCACGACTGGCAGCTATGTTCAAAGCAGGCTCCTTCAATCCTTATGGAAACGGGCAGGCAGCCAGCAAATATTATATTACAAAACCGGGAATTATTTCGGTGGGAGGTGCCTATTCCTGCTCTTCCACCTGTATGGTCCCCGGATCCGTTAACATCATGGGAAGTGGAGATACGGCGCAAGACGCGTTTGCAGATTGGTTAGCCCAGGTTAACGCTTATATTAATTTGTGGGAACCACCACAACGTGGATTTATTTTTGATATGTTCAAAGTTCTTCGGGAGCAAGGAAAACCGACGTGTATTGTTACGGAATATTCTTTTATTTGGGAGGATGATGAGAATATTGCTTTTAAAAAATTTTGGACAAAATATAAGGAGGGGTCGTTTAACCCCTATGGAAATGGGCAAACGTCACAGGCTATAGTTTTGAAACAAAATGAAATGGGGTTTCGGCCAGTTGGCCGGGGGCTTCGGCTCAATTATATTGATGTTGCCAACGAATATCGATACGAGGATGATCACAAGAGATCGCCCTCTTATCAAAAAATGATGAGATTTGATCAGCTTGTAGCTTTTATGTTTGAATTGTTACAGAGGGATGGGATTAATCTTTCTGAATTTGAAACTGATCGAACTCGATTTATGGGATCTTTTAATCCATATGGAAATGGACAACCTCCAATGGCGAAAGCTAGGTGGTTGAGTTTAAATCCTAAATTTCAGGGGAGGGATGTAAGTTTTATAAATATGAAATATCAGGCTTATGTGAAGAAAGCACAGAAGAATGCAAAACAGCCCCTCGCCGTGAAAGAGATGAAGAAGGTGATGAATGCTCAAGCACCACCTCGAAAATATGTTATACCCAAAAACAATATTCCTAAGCGAGAGAAAAAATATGAGAAAGGATATGATAATTCTCGGGTAAAAATGACACTATCTGGTTGTGCTAAAGGATATGCAACTGCACAAATGTGTCCATTTTTCTATAAAGATGGAAGTTGTGCAAAGAGAGTACCAAGAAGTGTTAATATGAAGGAATTACCATGTATACCTTCATTTCCTACGGTTAAATCCCGTAAAATGTCTGCCTGGGCAGATTTTGAGTTTGGATTTAGTGATACTACAGGAGGAGTAGCTTGGTGTGCTGCAGCACCATGGCGAATGGCAAATACAGAAGCAAATAATGACGATGTTTCCCCTGTATGTATATTTTTTAATTCAACACAATCGCACACGACCCCAGCGTTTCCAAATTTTGATACGGGAAGTACTTCCTGGCCAGGAGGGCATGTGCAATTAAATTCTGATTATTCCAACGATGATTTAATATTAACTTCTCAAGAAGTTGGAATACGGTATCGTCCGGTGGGTTTTGGACTCCGGATAAGATATATTGGAGCAGTGATGACGGCAGCAGGAATGATACACGGTGTTGTGCACCCTGATCATACATCACTCTCGGGATTATCGGTAGATGATATTTCGCAATATGAAACTTATTTTCAAGCACCCATCGCCGATATGGAGAATGGTAAGTGGACCTATCTTACACATAATCCAGTTAATGAAGCGGATCTCTCGTATGCCGGGGATACTATAGCAAATGCTACCTGGCCGAATGAACCCTTCAAAAATCATTATATGGGATTCCTAATAACCGGAGCACCTCCAGGAACAAGTTTTCATGGACAGGTATTCGGGATATATGAGGTGGAAGGAGCATCAGTGCGCGGAAAAACGATATCTACTGCCGACCCGCAAGGGTTGGCTGTTGTTGCAAATTCCATATCTCCAGATCTACAAAATAAGAATAATAAGGAGATACCCATAAAATCAATGTTGAGTGGGGGAGCGTCAGATATGTCAGTGACATCATCGGCACCGAAGGGCGAAACTTACGCCACACCTTCACCAACAAATATTATGAACGACATTGCGAAGGTTATGACCGCAGTGATCTAATTTTATTAAAGC